CGTCTATGGGTAATAGGTCTGAATTCATTGTAGTCATATCTGATTAATCCGAAGGTATAATGTTTTGGTTTGAATTCGTATCTTTGTTTGAATGCAATTAAACCTTTGTTGGTAGTTACAATCTCATCCTCATCTTTATAACGATAATCAAATTCAATATCTCTTTCAAATTTTCCAACTGGCCAAGTATAGTCTATACTTGTATTAAGAGATAAATCACTATCATCAAGTTTACCGCTAAAGTCTATTTGACCGCCAGCATTTACAACTGGCGATACAAATAGTAGGCCTAATAAGACCACAGTTAAAAGTTTTCTATTCATTATCTCTCAACTATATCATGCTGAGTTGATGTTGAATTAACATACAACCCAAACCATGCAGCACCCGCACCGACTAATACAGAGATTAATCCTGATTGTGCTACTGTTGGATCTGTTAAAGCCATAAACCAATTAGCAGATTGAAACAGTAAGTAGATATACATAGTGATAAACGCTCTAGGAAATATTCTCCATCTTGAGAAATACTCAGGTGCTAGCCACATCCAACCCATTTTATTAGGGCCTGCTGCGTCTTTCATCTTTTGAATTTCGTCTTTAAGAGCACCTATCTGTGCATTCTTTTCTTCATATTCTACTAAATCAATCTGTACTTGATTTCTTTGGTTATAAGTTTGTTGACCTTCAGCCATTTTACTTTCCTCTATCTTGCAGCTTTCATTTCTGCTTCTTGTTTTCTATTTCGTTCTTCCTCTTCTTTCAAATGTTTGATTAAGAGTTGAACATATACTTCCCTCTCCCAAGGTATCATGTTATCTAGTTCTGTTAAACTATACCCATGATGTTGCATTAACCCAAAATTAGTATGAGTATGATTATACAAATTTTCATGTGAGAGGGCTATTCGAAAAAACTTCCAAGACCCTCTAATACCAAGTGATTATTTTTTTCACATACTGAACATTTATATTCATGTTCAATAACTAGTTTTGGTGCACTGTCAAAAAATTCCTGTATCTGTGTAAACATTATAGTAGACATGCTATCTATAAATGATGTTAGTTCTTTTTCTGTAAAATCATCCTTTCCAAGGACTTCATCGCCATCAATAATTGAAACAACACATTTTGTAATAACTTTGAACATTTCACTAGTTGGTATGTCACCATCTGTCATATTTAAATCTTGCATCATTGAATAACTTGGGAATTGAAGTTCCATTGCAACTGTAGGAGTTAGTTTAATTATCGGACTAACTTCTTTTTCTGAATGAATTACTTTAGCAGATTCTAAATCTATTTTAATATCATTATCTGATTTACAATCATCAATATTACAAGAGCCCATAAGATCAGATGTTTCTCCAACAGATTTAATTCTTAATTGTAAAAACAACCATTCTATATCTACTACTGGTAAAGTTTTAACATTTACATTATCAACACAGACTTCAATTAATCTCATCATTTCACGAACAACATCATTTTGATTTTCACTTTCCTGAGCTATCAGTAACATTTTTTGTTCACCAACTAAGAATGGTCTGAATTCAACCATTTGTCCATTAGATGGTAATGTGCAACTGTGCTTAGGAGTTTCAAGTTTTGGTAACGCCATAATTTATTTCCTCATTAATTATATAATACTATTTAGTCTTTTATCCAAAGAGCTTATTTGAAATTTTTCCTCTAATTCTACTTCCAATTCTTCTACTATGTTTATTAAACAGACCACCCAAGTAAGATGAAGAAGGTGTATTCGCATAACTTGAATACCAAGTTCTATAAGTAAAAGTAACATCAAAAGTTTGAATAGCAGATGATGCCATATCTAAACTTACTGATCCTAATACTGTAGGAAATGCTTCCATTAATTCTACTTCATAGACAGTATTACCACCTCTATCTAGTTGTCTTATAGCAACTTGACCTGGATAAGTTGGTACTTCAACCCTATCTGCATTATGATGTCTAGGATACCTTATACTGTAATCATCATTATAAATATATTGTTGCCATAGTTCTATTTTTTGTCTATCTTCAAAAGTACTGTCTAACATAAACCCTAATACTACATTCTCATCATACTTAACACCCTTTACTAGATGATCTGGAGGGCCGCCAGGTATTTTATTAAATGAAGATAACTCTAAAGTTTTACCAGGCATCGTCGCTTTTTGACATCTAAGCGCCCGCATTCTTAAATCTATTCCTGGTACAAATATATCAACCTCAAACCTATTCGCTCTGGCCATTCCGTCTATGTGGGTTAAAAATCTATTTATATGCATGTTATGCTACTCCTGATTGGCTCCATACTGATGTTTTTCCTACTTTTCTAAATGATTCTGTCGGTAAGAAGATTGCTATTTCCCAGTCTTGTGGTTCAACTAATAAGAATTGACCTTGAATATGTTTAGTTAAATAATGTTTGAAACAAGGTTTAAACCATCTTAATCTTTGAGTTCCTTTTAATAGTTGATATTCTAATCGCATCTTTGTTGATAAATCAAACTTATCATTAGTTCTTGTATCATATAGAGCATCTAAAAACTGAGCTCTTGTACTAGGGGGTAAATAATGTAAGTTTAATCCATGAAAACCACCTTTGGCTTTCTGTACTGGAATACATAATGGGAATCTGTCATAGAATGGTAAAGTCTTTTTTAGTTTTGGATCATAGGTGAACATCATCATTGCCCCCATAATTCTCCGACTTCTTTGTGGTCCTTGTCTTATTAAGTTTTGACGAGATACATTAAGACCACCAACTCTAGTTTTGAACCAATCCATAGATTGTTGCGTACGAGCTTGAACTCCCGCCCTAAACGCTTCTTGTTCCCATTTATCAAATAATCTTCCGGCCATAATACTATTTATATCATTTAATAGATGTTTATGTCTTTTTCTGTAATAATTCTCCAACCCCACTTTCTTTCTTCACAAAATTTAACGGCTTGTTTCCATTTAGCATCATTAATGATATAAGTATTAACTTCTTTCAAATATCTCTTTGAAGTTCTACCTGTTTTAGTTAGTTTTCTTTTGGGGTCGGGTGGTTTACAATGTCTTGAAGGTTTTATCTCTATTAAATCTTCTACTATCACGCCTGATGCATTTTTATACTTCATATAGAAATCTGGAAAATAGCGGTGTACCCTCTTGTCTAACGGTGAGACATAAGGTATAACGATTTCCTCGGAACTCCATTTCAATACAGAAGGTGTATTATCCAGATAAACCATGAATCTACGCTCTAATAAACTACGATAAATAATGTTTGTAGGATTACCTTTGTACTTATTTGGATTCTTTGGTCTAAACTTTCCTTTATAAGACATAAATAACTATAATATATATTACAATTACAAGGACAAGAATATGGGAACTTCATCTAAAGATAGACCAATTATACAATCGACCGCGGGAGATGGTAATTCGCTTACAAGCAAATTTGGTATAGGCAGAAATCTATCAAATAGATTTGATCAAAGAGTAGGAGATGGTTTAACAGATTTATTAAGTGGAGCAATAGGTGTTAGAACATCTAATATCCATGACATTTCACAAAAAGTAAAAGACGCTAACAAAAGAGCTTATGAAGAAAGAACCTTAGCTTTGAACCAAAGTGCAGAGAGAAAAGGGGCTGCAGCTGTACCTAAAAAACAAACAGTATTAGTCTTTCCTGAACACTTTTTTAATGAAAAAGGAAGGTCAACAGGATATAACGCTAATTTATTAGATGAAAATTGTTTTAAGCCTGGATCCGAGGAACAGGCCGGAGCAAAGGCCCAAAACCTGAAAGAATCATATAAAGCACAAACTATGGCCTTTCCTAATTCAATACATTTTAGATCATTGCCTAGACCAAAAGTTGATACAACTCTAGGTTGGTGGTCTAATGAAACAGAAGAAACAAAATCAAAAGCTAATGATCCCGCTAATGAAGAAGTGTTTGATATTTTCTTATATCTTCCACATGATTTGGGTGATGGAATTAAAGTTACTTATGAATCAGCTGAAGGTGGAATGGTAGATACTTTCTTTGCAAGATTGTTTACTGGTGGTGATGGTACTACTGATGATTTAATGGGTAATAGAGGTTTTGATATGTCTGAAGTAATGAAAATGTTTCAAGGAATGTTACCAGGAGGAGCTATTATACAAAGAGCTGCAGGCGCTATATCAAATCCGATGAAGTTTCAATCATTCACTGGTTTAGAGTTCAGAAGTTATACTTATAAATTTACATTAAAACCTTCATCAACACTAGAAGCACAAACTATTAGACATATTATTCATGCATTTAAAGTTTCAATGTTACCAGGCACAGCTGGAAATAATGACAGAATTTGGACTATGCCAAATGAATGGTTAATTAAATTTCAAGGACCTATCAAAAGATGGATTGACTTTCCATTAACTGTTGCACTTGAATCATGTGATGTTAATTATGCTGCAGGGGGTGGATATGCACTTATGGAAGATGGTTCACCACAAGCTATTGAACTGACATTAACCTTTAAAGAAACAACTCAAATGTCAAGACAAAAATATGAAAGACAGGTTTCCGCATATTCGGCGGCCGGAGGTAACAGAATAGCTGCTGACAGAACAACTCAGCTGAGTCCTGATATATATGGTCCAGTAGCTGAGTATTTAACGGATGGATCTAATGAACAAGGATTTGTTGGACCTCCTGAACCTCCTGAAAAATCTCAAGAACAGATAGACAAGGAGTTTTACATCATACAACGGATGCAGCATAGTGATTCTCTTTTAAGGAGTGATACTGCATTAAAAGATAATATCACACTACTAGGTCAATATCAAGGACATAATATCTATAGTTGGACTTGGAATAATATAGCACAATCTCTTGGAATAACCGATCCAGAAATCGGAGTTACTGCACAAGAAGTTGCACATATACCTAATGTAGTATCTACACATGAGAGTGGTTATTTACAAGTTGATTATGGTATTTTATTCGGTAATAAGGAGTAAACTATGGCAACAGGATTTTTTCGACATATACCCGATATCTATTATGATTTTAAGAGTGATGGTAAATTTTTTCAAGCGAAAGATTTATTTCGTAAAGTATCTACATGGAGTTATCTTCAAGAAGGTATTACAGGATATAGTTATTACAGAATAATAGAAGGTGAAAGACCTGATGTTGTGGCTGGTAGATTATACGGAGATAGTACTCTTTATTGGTTATTCTTTTTAGTTAATGAAAATTTACAAGACTTGAGTGATTGGCCTAAATCAAATTCTTTGTTTGTTAAATTTATGGATAGAAAATATCCAGGTACTTGTTTAGAAGCTTCTTCATCAACAGATATAGTTTCATACGATCATTCAAAACCCGAAGATGAACAAGTAGCTAGTCGTAAATTTATATTAGGAGAAAAGGTTTCACAATCATCATCAGTATATGGATTTATAACTGATATAAACCCGACACATAATAGAATTACATTAAATAGTGTTATTGGAAGTTTTACTGCTGACAGTACAGCAACAGGTGCTGATTCAGGAAAGAGTTTTACAATATCTTCTGTTGTAAGTGAACAGAATGCAATTCATCATTATACAGATTCAAACGATTTCAGAACAACAGTATCAACAGGAAATACAGCTGTATCAAATTTAAGTTATGAAAGAGATGTGAATGAAGATAAACATGAAATAAGATATATTCAACCACAATATGTACAAAAAATAGTAAGAGAGTTTAAAGACTTAGTAAGAGGTTAATTATGATTTGGGATGATCCTTTTCAATACGAGTTGGAGTGTTTAACTCTTGTTAATAATGAGGGAGTCGGATTTGATATTAGAAAAGCTTTTATGGGTCTTAAGCTCCATGAATCTATTACTCAAAATTTCTTATCAGGAGAAGTATCCATATTAGATGGAACAGGCTTTTTAGAAAATGCTAAGTTATTTGGTCAAGAAACTTTACATTTAAGATTTTGTTCACCATATGGAACAAGTTATGACGATGCACCACAAGAACATAGAATAGATAAACTTTTTCGTATATATCATGTAGGAGAAGTTCAAAGAAGCGGTCAAGATACTTTAATTTATAATTTAAAATTTTGTTCACCAGAACTTATACAATCAAAAAGAATTAGAATCAATCAAGCCTTAAAAGGTGGAATGATTGACACTGCAGAAAAAATAGCTAGAGATCATTTAGGTATTGAGGTAGATAAAAAAGATGTAACTGAATCTAAATCATGTCATATAGTTATTCCTAACTGGTCTGTAAACTATGCAATCAATTGGTTATGTAAAAATGCACAGGAGTGTGATGAACACGATGCTTTACATGATAGCTATTTCTTTTATGAATCAGCTAATAGTGGTTTTAGGTTTGGTAATATGTCTAAAATGATTAAACGCGAATCTTTCGTAGCATCTGAAGGAATCCCTTTATTTGCATATACACCACCTTTAGTAGATAAGGACGATACCTTACTTGGTTGGGATTTTGCGGGAACAGATGTTGAAGGCAAAGAGATTGGGATAATGGGAATGGGTAGAAGAATACAAGGTTATCAAATAGGGTCTATAGCAAATGTATTAGAAGGAACAGTCAATGGATTTTTTGCTTCAAAACAAATAACAATAGATCCAATTAATCAACAGATGGACGAACAGAGTTATAACTATCATGCGAAGTTTAATGCAAATAAAAACCTAGATAAGGGAGCTGATGATGAACCAAAACAATTTCCATTAGTTAGAGAAATGCCAGAAATATTACATTCAGGAAGTGCAGTTGAAGGTGATGAGTCTGCAGAACCAATAGTATCAACTGTTAGTATGTTAAAACCTATAAGTTCTTATAAAGATTCAAATGTAATATTTAATAGTGATACTCCTTATGCATATGAAGAAAGTGGAAGCAATTGGTTTACAGGACTTTCGGAAGGAAATGATAAAGGAAAATATATGTATAGACAAGCTGTTGATCAACTACTTAAATATAATTCATTAAATGTAACATTGCCAGCTAGGACTAATATAACTGCAGGAGCAATGATTAAATTAGCAATACCAGTAGCTAAAGCTGGAGAAGGTGATCCATCCGCAGAGAATGTTTTTCATACTGGTACATATTTAATTACAGATATCCAATGGGAATTAGCTTTAAGTCAATGTAAAGTTAATATTAGATGTATTAAAGATTCATTAATGAATAGAATTGAAACAACAACTGTGAAACTACCAGGTATGATTAAGGATAAAAGTCTTGAGGAGGAAGGAAATGTTTGAAGGTAGAGATGGATTTGAATGGTTTACAGGGGTTGTTGAAGATAGGAATGATCCAAAAGCTTTGAATAGAGTTCGTGTAAGAATATTTGGTATTCATACAGAAAATAAACAAAAGATAGCTACACCAGATTTACCATGGGCGACAGTAATGATGCCTACAACATCTTCTTCTATATCTGGATTAGGTACGACAGTGCATGGTCTTGTTGAAGGATCTTGGGTAATAGGATTTTTTAGAGATGGTGCAGCTAACCAACAACCTGTAATTATGGGGTCATTAATAGGACAGCCTTCAAAGACTATTAGGCTGGATAGAACTTTAGATGACAAGGGAAAAAGAAAAGAAGATAAAATAAAAAGATTTGAAAATACTGATGATGAACAATTTAAAGGTCCTGTTACTGCTGTTGATGAAGAAAATATAGAAATTACAGGAGACATCAAAAGTCCAGGTATAAAAGGAACAATAACTGATGTAACGATAGAAGATAGAGGTGGATTTTATAAATCAGCTCCAACAGTAACAATTAGTTCTCCATCTGTTTATACAAAAAGTGATGATGAGATTTTATTTGAAGAAGGAGATGAACTACCAGAAGGTAAACAAGTTGGAGATGTTAAAAAAGCAAGTATTATACCAGAAGGCAAAAAAGTAGGAGATACTAATTTAAATGGTGGTATACCTGCTGTTGGTAGAGCTACTATCAGGAAGCCTGATAAAGAAGGTGGAGGAGAACTCTTTGATGTTACATTAACAAATTATGGATATGGTTATACAGAAGCTCCTACAATTACATTCTCAGGTGGTGGCATAGACTATGAAGAAGGAGCTACAGACATACCAGATGGTAAAAAAGTAGGAGATTTAAGGAATGAGGATGAACCACATGCTAAAGCAACCGCAGTAGGTTGGGATGAAAAAAACTATATTACAATTACTCCTACATTTTCTACTAAAACAAAGAATGAACAGACTGGACAGATGGAGTCTGGAGAAGGGTTTACAGCTAAAATACTTGTAGGACCAGATGGTAAAATAGAAGAATTTCTAGTAACTCCAGAAAATGTGTCTGGTGATAACTATGTTGTTGGAGATATATTACAGTTTGATAATGTCGGTGAGATGGAGCGTTATACAGTAAGTGACACTATACCAGAAGGTAAAGCAATAGGAAATATTAAAAATGTAAATCAAATCAAAGTGACTGTAACTGAAATTGATGAAGAAAATATAAATATTCCAGAAGGATTTCAAGATCCACGACGCAAAATATCCAAACAATATAAAGGAACTGCTGATGGAAAAAACCCTCAACATATGTCTAATAGAACTTATGGATTAGAATTAGATTTAAAAAATTCACCTAAACGAGATGGTGATGAGATAGGACAAAGATATCCTAAAGAAGAATATATAGAAGAAGGAGAATCTTCTGTAAACAAATTAGCTAGACAAGATGGAAAATATAATGAAGAAATTTATCCAAATAACTTTATCGAAGAAGGTGGAACTGCTGGGAATGACAAAACTTTATTTGATGGTACCCTCAAAGATGGTGGTAGAAATGAGGATAGAGGAGAATGGGTAAAACCAAAATATCCATTCAATCATGTTTACGAATCTGAATCAGGCCATGTAGTTGAAATAGATGATACACCAGGATTTGAAAGAATTAATTTATTTCATAGGAAAGGTGCACGAATAGAAATTAATAATAAAGGTGAAATTCACATGGTGGCTGCAGGAGGTCAAGATGTTAATATACAGGGTAAGAATGTTAATATAAATGATTACGGAATTGGAACTTTAAACATTAGGTCCGCTGGAAAAATTCTTATGAATGCTCTAGGTGATGGAGTAAAAATAGTTACTCAAGGTAAGACTGATATAGTTTCATCAGGAGAGACAAAAATAACATCTCTTAAAGATGTTATAATGAAAGCAGTTAAGAAAGTTAAGATACAATAATGAGTACAGCTATAGCAGTCGTTGAAATTCCGCCTATGGAGTGTCCAGCAGTCATGTTACCGACTCCGGCAAACATGAAAAATATGACTAAACAGTTAGCGGCTATGCCAGCTAAACTAGGAGCTATGATGGAAGTTCAAGCAGCAACCATGGCTCAAGATGAAGTTGATAAATTAACAGAAGAAGTAGACAAGTTAAAAGAAGTAGTTGAAACTATTTTAGATGTAATAGATGCTCCTAATTTTGAGAGTATTGACTGGCCAGACCTAAGAGCTGAAATTGGTATAGACAAACTCTTTCAGAAATATCCAGTCTTTCTTCAAGTTAAGATGATAGAATTAATAACTAAAATTTTACCAATAACAGTTGAAGTTCCTGTTCCACCACTTGGGATTAGTGTTGATATAGTTAAGTTTGTTACTGATGAAGATTATAAATCTAAGTTAGTAGCGGAACTAACAGGTAACGGTGAAGATATCAAAGCACAGATAGCGGCTCTTGATCCTGCAGCAATGGGTGTTGATGCGTTTATGGATGAAGTGAATGGATTGAAGGGTAGTATTATAGACCCGTTGTATGCAATACTTCCACCTGAATGGCAGTCATTTGGTGGTGAAGAAGGTTTAGAAATTTCAGAATTAAAGGGTCAAGCTGTTATAGCTTTTCTTGAATCTAAAATGAGTGGACTTGGAGTAGGAATGTTGTTTGATGCGTTTGGTGGTTTGATAAGTATGTTTGATCTAATATGGGATGCTTTAGGATTACCAGAATTACCAATCCCATTAAGTTTAGATGTAGGAGCTATGATTTCAGCTGTTGTAGATGCTGAGAAAGCAAAGTTTACAGCTGAGATAGAATCTTTAGATGCAGGAGAATTAACAGGTGAGGCTTTAACTAATGCTAAAACAGCAGCATTCGATAAAATGGGCGATGCAATGACTGAAGGATTAGAAGGACTTTCAATAGCAGGCTTTGATGTAATGAGTTTAATAGGTGGACCTATTGATGATCCAGTTGAGTGTTTAGCTTTAAAGAAGAAAAGAATATGTGAAGAAATAGGAAGGTTTAAAGACAACTATCAATTCTATTTACTTAGAAAATGGATGGAAGTAGTAACCTCTTTCTTTGATGCTATTGGTTTAGGTGCATTAACACAATGGATAGGTTGTGATTTTTGTACTTTTCTAGGATTAATAGGATTTCCAAAGAGTATTGATTTAAGTTTTTCAGATCACATTAAAGAAGTTGAAAACAAGGTAGTTTCACCTCTTCCAGCGACATAAATAGTAGTATGGCTCAATTTAATAGTAAAAATAAAGCAGACAGAGTGGCACGAAGGTGGTTCACCGATTTTGATATCAATATGAAGAATCATCCAATAACAGGTGATATAGTTTTAAAATATGATTTAAATGCAATCAAGAGAGCAGTTATGAATTTAGTAATGACCAATTATTATGAAAGACCTTTTAAACCTAGTTTAGGTGCTAATCTTAGAGGTAAGTTGTTTGAACTAAATGATGCTCCAAATAGAATAGTATTAGAGGATGAATTAAAAGAACTGTTAAATACATTTGAACCTAGAGCAACATTTAATAATATAATGACATCACCAGATATTAATGAAAATGCATTAAATATTACAATTATGTTTACTGTTAGAAATAGTCCTCAACCACATTCATTAGACCTAATATTAGAGAGAGTAAGATAATGGCAACAATAAAAAGTTCAAACATTAATATAACAGATTTAGACTTTGAACAAGTAGAAACAAGTCTAAAGGAATATCTAAAAGGACAAACAACTTTAAAAGATTATAATTTCGAAGGATCTAACCTGTCTATACTTATAGACTTGTTAGCCTATTCAGCACATACTTCAGCATTCAATGCAAACATGGTTGCCTCTGAAATGTTTTTAGACACAGCACAGATCAGAAAGAATGTAGTATCAAGAGCTAAAGAATTAGGATATACTCCTTCATCTAGAGCAGCTGCTTCTGCTTCTTTTAATTTAACAGTTAATAGTCCATCAGTAAGTGGTGTAACACCTAACAATTTAACAATCAGTAGAGGCCACGAATTCACAACAGTTTTTGATGGAACATCATATACATTTATAGCATTAGATGATAAAACAATTACACCAACAAGTGGTGCATTTAGATTTGATGATTTAAATATATATCAGGGTAGATTAGCTACTGATGTTTATAGATACAATAGTCAAATAGCTAATCAAAGATTTCCAATATTAAATCGTAATGTAGACACATCAACAATTAAAATTAATGTTACTTCAAATAATACAGTAACAGCTTGGAATAGAGCTGGAGATTTAACTGGTATTACAACAACTTCAACTGTATTTTATTTACAAGAAAATGATGATGGATTATTTGAAGTATATTTCGGAGATGGTGTAATTGGTAAAGAACCAATAGATGGTGATGAGATTTCTATATCTTATTTAATAACTGATAACAGCCATGCTAATGGTGCTAAAGTTTTTTCAATGACTACATCTATTAATGGAAATTCAGATGTAACATTTACAAATACAGTTAGTGCATCAGGTGGTAAAGATATTGAAACACCAGATCAAATTAAATTCTCAGCTTCGAAGTTTTACACTTCACAAAATAGATTAGTTACAGTTCAAGATTATAAAGCCAAATTACAAGACTTATATCCAGGAGCAGATTCAATAGCTGTATGGGGTGGAGAAGATGCAGACCCTATACAATATGGTAAAGTATTTTGTTCTATTAAACCTTCTCAATATTCAAACAATTTAACAACAGCTGAAAAGACACAATTAAAAAATGATTTAAGTAAACTAAGCGTTCTAACAGTTAGACCACAAGTAATTGATTCAGAGATACTACAAATATTAGTATCAACTAATTTTAAATACGATCCTTCAAAAACATCTCTTACTAAATCAGCTTTAGAAACATTAGTAAGAGCATCTATCTTAGCTTACGATAATGACAATTTATCTGGGTTTGATACATTGTTCAGACATTCACCAATGACAAATAAAATAGATTCAGTTGAAACATCAGTTCTTTCAAACATTACAACTGTTAAGTTGAGAAAGAATTTCAATGCAACAGTTGATGGTACTGCATCTAGTATGACTTTAGATTTTGGTAATGTAATTTATAATCCACATGCAGGACACAATTCAGCAGCAGGTGGTATTTTAACGACAACAGGTTTTTATGTTTCAGGTGATGTAAATACAGAATATTATTTAGATGACGATGGTTCAGGTAATGTAAGAAGATATTATTTATCAGGTTCAACAAGAGTCTATAAAGATAATACAGCTGGAACAATAACATATTCATCAGGTAAGATTAGTGTAAATTCATTAACATTGGGTTCAACATCTAATACTGATAATACAATAGATTTCACAATTATTCCAAACTCAAATGATGTCATTTCAGTTCGGAACCAATTGTTGGATATCACAGCAGCCGAGATTTCTGTTACGGGTGTAGCAGATACAGTTGCTAGTGGTGAAACGAGTGCTGGAGTTGGTTATACTACCTCCTCAAGTTACTCCTAAACTATGATCCATGTATATGCATGGAGTAGAATTCCCTCATGGTGAGGGTTTTAACAATGCTTATTTAAGAGGAAACTAAAATGGCAGATAAAAAAATAACCGCGCTTACGGATTTAAGCACAGGAATCGCAGCAGAAGATTTATTGCATGTGATTGATGATCCTTCTGGAACTCCAGTAAATAAAAAGGTCTCAGTCGCTAATGTATTAAATTACATTCCTACATTCCTAGCATTCGCACAGGCAGAACAAACTTTAACCGGTGCTGGTGCAGCAAATATTACTAGTGCAGTTACAGCTTTTGTAACTAATACTGATAATTCAAATGCAAACGCTGTAACATTAGCTAATGGTACTACAGGTCAAATAAAGATTCTTTATACAAAAACAGAAGCTTCATCTGGTCAAACAAGTGTAGTAACACCTGCTAATTTCGCAAATGGTACTACATTAACTTTCGATGCAGTTGGTGATGCCGCAATTATGTACTTCAATGGTACAAATTGGGTATTAGTTGCTGGCAACGGAGTTGCAGTAGCGTAATTAATTAAGTCATGCCTATTTTTTACGATAGAGTTGCAGATCAAATCGAGGAACTTCTACCTGAGTTTTATCAGACAGATGGACCTCGGTTTGTATCCTTTATAAAAGCTTATTTTGAGTTTTTAGAAAAAGGACAACTGATTTATAAAGATGCGGCAGACATTGATTACATTGGTTTAGAAGATGGAACAGTAGCGGGAGAGGCTTTTAATGCAGATGGCCAGAGAGGCAATCTACTACAAGAACCAACAACCTACGCTCCATCTTCCATAGCCAGTGCTAAGTTTAATTATGAACATGATGTTGATACTCAAGATGAACCAATAATAGCAAAAACATCTTTTGAAAAAGATGAATATATTGTAGGTGCTTCTACAGGTGCTGTAGGAAGAATTGATGTCATAGGTACAAGTTCTAACCTTTATATAGAACAATTTTCAGAATCTCAATTTGATATAGATGAAACTATAACTGGAATGACTTCTGGAATGGAAGCAAAGGTAGCTAGTTTCAAAGCTAGTCCTTTACATGCTGCTAATAATCTGTTATCATATGCCGATGTTGATAAGACATCAGGAGATTTCATAGAGTACTTTAGACGAGACTTTATGCCATTCATTGATAGAGATGTATTAGTTAATAAACGATTATTACAAAAGCATGTTAAAGAATTGTATCTATCTAAAGGTACAAAAGAATCATACGAGTTTTTATTCAGAATACTTTATGGAGAAGAAGCCGAGGTAGTTTATCCTGGTGACAATGTTATAAAGCCTTCTGAATCAGAATTCTCTGAGCCTACTGTAATGAGATTATACAGTACATACGATATAACAAAATACAAAAGAGGTTTAATAAAAAAATACACAGGCTCTACTATTACAACTCAAGCATATATTAACGATGCATCCGGAATGAGTGCTACAAATGATAGTGCAAATGCTTATGAATTAGAACTAGTTACTCCCTTCACAGGAACATTCTCTCCTGGTGATTCAGTTATTATTTCTGATAGAGATGGATTTAGGATTGATGCTACAGCAACAGTTCGAGGAGTAATGAGTGATATTGACCCCGATGAATCTAGTATTTATGTCGGATTAGAAGATGGTGTTAGAGGAGATAATGAAGATGTTATTCGTCTAGAAGATTATACTCCTATCTACATTTTAAATCAAGACGCAACTACTATTTTAATGGAAGATGAAAGTAAGCTTATATTTGAACATGCATTAGGTGGAGAATCATATCAAGCTAGAGCATTTGGATTAGAAACAGGAACAGGTACAGGAATATTATTAACAGAAGAATCAAGTTATGATATTAATGGTAATTTAGTTTCAGACTATGCTTTAATAAACGAACAAACAGATTTATATGATGCATCTCTTGATCCATTATGGAGTACAGGTCCAGCCACTAGAAGATTTGGTGGAGGTATGTATCAAGAACAAGCATCTCTAGGTTCATTATATTCTGAATCAGATACTTTCAATTATAAAACTCCAGTTGGTGGAGTAGCTACACAATCAATTAATGTTATTGGTGGAATTGGTAGAGGTGGTATTACTGATATAATTATTGACGATACTGGTACTGGGTATGCAGAAGGAGATCAATTAGTATTTGTTAATTCAGGTACAGAAGGTGAAAATGCTGAGGCACAAGTAAAAACAATCAGAGCATTTGTATCATTAGAAGCAGGCACATTAAACGAACATACAATTTATTCATATACAGCAACAGCTAGTCAAACAGTTTTCTCAGGTAGAGATAATGCTGGTCTTATTATGGGATTTGATCCTAGAAAAGTAAAAGTATATGTCAACGGAACAGAAAAAACAAGAGAGACACAATTCACTACAGATCAATCTGGTGGTAAAATAACTTTAACATCAGGTGCATCAGTTAATGATCTAGTTGAAGTCTATGCAGCCTTTCAAGGTATAAGACTTGAAGATGCAGACAATCCAAATCCACATTATCAATCTGGCCATCCAAATAACAATTATTTAACTCAAGAAAGTGATGGTACAATTTCAAGAATTCAAATAACGCATCCAGGTGAAAACTATAAATCACTACCTAAAGTCTTTATGGGTGGATTTATTTACTACGATACTATGACAACAGGAACAGAATTTTCTGTTGGAGAAGTTTTAACTTCAACAAATAGTAAAACAGTAGTAGTAGTAAAACATGACCTAGAAAAGAAACGAGTATTAGTTTATAAAAGAGTAACAGACCCAGCAGGAGTTCCTACAGGAACAGTAACAGGTGGAACATCAAGTTCAGTTTGTACTATCTTACAGACAAATGTTACAGCAGGAACAGGAGCTAAACTATGGGCTTATGGAGACAACATTGGTTCAGTTAAAAAATTAAAGATGCAAGATGTTGGACATAACTTTGTTCAAGGTGGTATCGGTAATTATAAACAACATGCAGTCATTAAAGATATGTCAAATACACCAACTGCTACAACAACAGTTACAGCAAATCTAACAGGAGCTACTGCAACAGTTGATAGATTTGATGGTGATTTAAATATACTTACATTAAAAGATGTTAAAGGTATTTTTAATGATGGAGATTATTGTACAACAAGCGACAGTAAGAATTTTATAATTGGTAAGATTAATCCTTGTACGGCTAGAGGTAAATTAAGTGGGACAGCATTGTATGATGGAAATTATACAAACGATACAGGATTTCCTTCAGTAACTTCTATGAGAATACATGACAGTTCTCAATATCAAGACTTCTCATATAAAATTAAAGTTGGTAGAAGTATTAATGAATATAGAAGTTTAGTTAAATCATTATTATCTCCAGCTGGAACAATCATGTTTGGAGAAGTTTCTATAAGAAATAGAATAGATGCAACAGGAAGTATGTATGGCGCGAGAGGAATTTCAACACCAGATGAAACTGGTGGAAGATTGGCTGGAAGTGAATTCTTTGATTCAACTCAAACTTCAAGATCATTTATACCAACATTAATTATCGGTTCTAAAATAGATTTAGCAGATATTGAATTAGAAACTGCGACAGTAGGAATAGAAGATGATGTCTTTGGTGCAGGTATGGGTCGTATAGAATTAGAAGATGACTCTGGTGTAATTTCAACTCAAAGATGGATATGTACAGATACTACAGCTACTAATCATAGTTCACACAATATTAAAGATCAATCTTCTGGTCAAAGAATTTATATACCAGATATTGTTGATCCAATAGTAGAAACAGATAAAGATTTCTTTGAAAGGGTATTAACAGCTGAAGCTAGAGCTAAAGGGAATAAAGTAACTAAAGAATTAGATATATCTCCACATTGGAATCAACATAAGATATCATATGGAACATTAAATAATGCATTAGCTGTAGGAACTAAAGTAAGAGGTGCAACTTCAACTGCATTAGGTGTTGTAGTAAAACATGATACAACAAATAAGTATATTATAATTCATAGAGATTTTCACGACATTGGACAAAAGGGTTCAGAATTTTCTGGAACAGAAATTATTCAAAATGTAGCAGCTTCTACAAATTACTTTACAGCAACATCAATAGAATTACATTATATACCAGAAGATATTATAACTAAACAAGACCCAGCTTCTATTACTGCAGACACAGCATTAATATCAGCTAATCAAAAAATAAGTAATGGTGTAGAAGGTGGTGGAGCTGCATACAACCATACTAACTACATATCAGGATTCCAAGGTAGAGGTAGAGTATTAACAGCAAACGATCCAAATGAGACATACGATTCAGAGATGAGACAAAGAAAAGTCAATATAATTTCATCTCCTTTATTCACACAAGCAACGACACAAAGAGGAAGAGCTTATGCAGCAGGTGTGAAACAGATACGAGTTTTAAATACACAGAATACAAGAACAGAAGGCACAAATACAACAGCAAATAATAGTAATGGTTCAGCATTAAGAATAGACTCAGCATGGAATACAACAGTAACAGATAATTCTGTTGGTGTTAGTTGGGGTCATAGACCAGCTGGACAAAAATTATTTGAAACAACGAATTTTCTTTCGGAACAAATAGTTTCCGAAAATCAGGAACCAATAGTGATGGAACCTGATCATGGTCAAGTCTTGGGAGAAGATTTCTCTCAAGGTGGAGCCGTAATATTAGAAGATGATACAAATTTAATGTGGGAAGATGCTACAGTAGTAGACGAAACATATTATTTTGTAAGTGAAGATTCAACTCAGGTTGGCTCATTCAATATAATAAGTGAAGTAGAAGGTGTAAAACTAATTGATGAAACAGATAGTTTACCTTTAATTCACGAACAAGCACTTATGGTTGGTCAGAAAGAATCAAATCAATCAGGACCAAGTATAGGTGATTTAGGGAATATGATGTTTACTGAAAATTACAGTATGATGAAGAAAGTACAACAAGAAGGTAATACTGATGACATAATGTTAGAGACTGGAGAGCATATGCTACAAGAGTCTCCTTCAGAAGGACTTAGGATTAGTGACATAAGTACTATATATCCGAATAGATTTGTAAGTAATTTACAAAGAGAATTCGGAAGAAAGACAAATTTAAATCATTCAGCCGTAATTCAAACAGGATAACTGATATAAATAACTATAACAAAACAATTAAATAACCAAGGGTAAAAACAATGGCAGCAATAATAACTGAAAAATTTCGTTTGAACAACGCGAAACAGTTTATCGAAGATGTAACAGAGTCACATTCTGTAGCTTATTCATTCATCGGTAGAGGACACGCTTGGACAGACGATTCTAGTCCGCCAACTCCCGTAGATAACCCAAATGATGAATTTGACGCGTATCGAAATATGGTGGCCATGAAGAAGATCGCTACAACTGATGTATCACATGCCATTGTAAGAAGGGATTGGACAAGCGGAACAACTTATGACGAATATCGTCATAATTATACTTCATCAAACGCAGCAAATAGTGGAGCTACATCTTTGTATTCTTCTACATATTATGTTGTGACTGATGATTACAATGTTTATAAGTGTTTAAATAATGATGGTAACACAGCATCAACTGTAAAACCAGATCATACTACACTTGCAACACCAACAGAATCAGATGGATATGAATGGAAATATATGTATTCCACTTCAGCATCAGATGTAATTAAATTCGTAACTAACGATTTTATACCTGTAAAAACACTAGGAGCTCAACTAACAGTAGCTGGTGGAGTTGATACAGGTTCACAAGACGGAAGATTAGGAGACGCAGCTTCAGATGATGGTTCAGCTCAATGGGATGTTGAGAATGGAGCAGTAGACGGAGCTTTAAGTAGAGTTAGAATAGTAGCAGGGGGTTCTGGATATACAGCATCAACAACTACAGGTTCTCTACCAATTTATGGAGATGGTTCAAGTGGTGTAGCTTCAGTAACAACTAATGGTTCTGGAGTAGTCAGTGCAGTGTCTGTAACGACAGCTGGTTCTGGATATACATATGCTTATCTAGCAAATGAAGATATTCCAGGATATGACAATGCTAATCAACCAGCAGATGGAACAAACGCTTCTGCAAATTTAGAATTTGTTATTCCACCAAAAGGTGGACATGGTGCAGATCCAGTTGAAGAACTAGGTGGTAACTATGTAATTCTAAATTCAAGATTAGAATATGGTGAAGGAGATGGTGATTTTCCAACCGATAACGATTTTAGACAAATCGGTGTAGTATTAAATCCAACCGACTATGGTGGAAACTCTTTATGTTCAGCTCCAACAAGAACAGGATATAAGACAATGACTTTTGCTTCTTCTGGATTTTCAGCTCCATCTGTAGATACTGTTATTAGAAACGCATCTACTGAACTGAAAACTTCAGCAGTAGGAGTTGTTGTATCAGTTGATTCAACAAATAGAATAATATCTTATTTACCATATCCTAATGAAGCAGGAAACTTTGCAACATTCTCAACTAGTGATACTGTTTATTCAAGTGCTAGTACTAACCACGGAACAATCAGTGCGTTAGCTAATGAAGAAGTTGCAAAACATTCAGGAGATATAATCTATTTGGAAAATCGGACAGCAGTTTCAAGAGCGTCTGATCAGATTGAAGATATCAAACTTATAGTAGAAATGTAAGGTAACAAATGGCGCAGAATACAGATTTAAATGTATCGCCTTATTATGATGATTATAGCGAATCTAAGAGCTTTCATAGAATCCTATTTCGTCCGGCGAACGCGATACAAGCAAGAGAACTAACTCAACTACAGAGTATATTACAGAACCAGGTTGAGAGATTTGGTAATCATATCTTTCAAGAAGGTTCTCTTGTTATGGGTGGAACCATAACAGTTAATAAAGAATATTATTCTGTTAAAGTTAATGATGCAAATCCTAATAGTAGTGGAACTGCAACAGCTGAAACATTCAGAACAGCTGCAGTTGGAAAATATTATCAAGGAAAAACATCTGGAACAGTAGGGAAATGTATTAATTCAGCTGCTAAAACTACTGACGGAGATCCATTAACTTTATTTTTCACTTATGTTAAATCTGGTAATCCTTCTGGAACAACTTATTACGATACATTTACAGATAATGAAGAAATAGAAGAAGTATCTTTAGATGCAGATGGTATTTACGATAATTCTGGAAATTCAAACAACGAATTCAAAACAATAGAAACAGATGCGACCTTTATAGGTTCAGCTGCCACAGTTCGATCTGGTGTATTCTACACACGAGGTTTCTTTGTAAGATGTGATGAACAAACAATATTACTAGACAAGTATTCAAATACACCTACATACAGAATAGGTTTACTAATATCTGAAAGTTTAATATCATCAACAGATGATGACAGTTTATTAGATAATGCTTCAGGAACAACTAACGAAAATGCTCCTGGTGCTAATAGATTAAAGATTGCACTATCATTAGTTAAGAAGGCTATAGGTGGAACTCAAGATATTGATAACTTTATTGAGTTGTCAAGAGTAGAAGCTGGTATTATAACTAAACAAGTTGAAATAACTGCTTATGCGACATTAGAAAAGACATTAGCTAGAAGAACTTTTGATGAAAGTGGTGATTATGTTGTTAAACCATTTCAATTAGAATTGAGACAACATTTAAATAGTAGAGATAACAATGGTGTATTTCTTGCATCAAATACAGTTACTCCAGGTGATACATCAAAATTTGTAAGTATTATGTCACCAGGTAAAGCTTATGTCAAGGGGTTTGAAGTTGATAAGCCTTCTCAAAGTTTAATTACTATTTCAAAAGCAAGGACTACGGAAGATGCTGGTGCGTTAGCCGTTCCTTTTGAAATAGGAAATTATTTTACAGTTGATAGCGTCTATGGTCAACCAGAATTTGGAACAGGTGATTCAGCAGTTACACCTTTCGGAATAGTTGATTTATATACAGATGCAAAAGCTAATCAAGCTGATAATTCATCTAGTGGAGATTTAATAGGTAAAGCTAGAGTAAGATACTTTAACTGTACTAGTCCTACAGTAGGCTCAGGAGTTCATACAGCGGCGTCAGAACACCGTATATACTTGTTTGATGTTCGTATGTTCACTAAACTTACAGTAGCATCAACATCATATGCACTAACAGCAGGACAAAGAGTTAAAGGAACAGTTTCAGGAGCTAAAGCAACAATAGCAGTAAATGTCGGAGCATCAGGTACAACAGCTTGGTTAATGGATGTAGAAGGAACATTCTCTACAGCAGACACGCTTAGAAAAGAAAATGATACAAGTGGTGGTAAAGCTGTTTCAGCGATCAAGGTTTATTCATCAGATAGAGTAAGAAGTCTTTATCAAGCATCAAGAACAAGTAACTCAGCAAACTTTACAGCTGATGTAGCTACAACAGACAGTCAATATGTATTAACAGGAACAGTAGTTGGAGCATCAGGTGATCCAACACAAACAGGTGTTAATACTAAATTTAGTCAAGAATTAAAAGAGGGAGATGTTATAATAGCTCCTTCAGGAACAGAAAAAATTGTATCATCAATTACAAGTGATACATCAATAGAGCTGACAGGAAATGGTGTCGCTGAGAACGGAAAGTACCTCAGACAAAGAGCTCGATTAATGGAACCAGAAAAAACAATAGCAATAGCACCTACACCAAAAGATTATGTATCATCAATGACACCTAATTCAATGGTAATTAGAAAACAAGCTACAGTAACATTAAGTAGTGGATCAGGTTCAATAGCAGGAGTTGCAGATGAAGTATTATTAGCAGAAGATGTTAATGATTATATGATTACTATTATGGAAGATGGAGAAGGTGGTGATGGAGATGAAGGAGATGTAATAGACATTACAGAACATGCAACTGTTTTAGTAGCTGCAGGTGGTTCTGGTGGTGCAGTATCAATTAGTGCTACTAACTCAACTCCACTTTCAAATTCAGATCAACTTAAAATTGTATATGGAGCTACTAAAGATGTAGCTAATAATACTGCATCTAAAACATTAAACAAATCAATAGGTGTTAAAGTTACAACTGATGATACAGCAGTTTATGGAACAAACTATAAAGATCAAATAATAACATTAGGTGTTCCAGATGCATATGCTCTAAAAGGAGTATATGAATCAAATGACACAACAGATGCCTTACCACCTATGCTAACTTTAGCAAGTGGAATGGGTGCTTGTGCTGCAGGAGATAGAATAACAGGTAGTGTTTCAGGTGCAGTAGGTAGAGTTATTCAAAAATCAAGTAATGACATATATTTTTATTATTTAACAGACACAACCTTTACAACAAGTGATGTAGTAAAGAATGAAGCTAGTACAGACAGTGCTACAAATAGTAGACAATGTACTGCCGTAACAATAGATTCAAAAGATATTACACAAAATTATGTATTAGATGATGGCCAAAGAGATGGTTATTATGGTTTAGCTTCAATTAAAAGAAAGGCTGGAGCACCAACACCACAAGCTACCATATTAATAATATTTGATTACTTTACATCTGGTGGTGGAAGTTTTTATACAGTTGATTCATATGCTGGTTTAAATTGGTCAGCAGTACCAAATTATATTCCAAACATAATTGATCCATTAGGAATAGAAGCAGATGGACAAGTTGAATTAGCTGATGCAGTTGATTTCAGGTCTTATGTACATTCTTTACATACATTAAGTACATTTAATGTAGCATCTCAAACTAATGTTTCAGATATAACAGATTATCCATTAGCATATGGTACAGAAGAATTTACAAGTGCAAGAGCTGTAACAATGGATTTACCACAGAGTGAAACATCAATGTCAACAACAGCTATGGTTCATTACTTACCAAGAATAGATAAGATTTCATTAAGTTCAGATGGTGGATTTATTACAACAACTGGAACTGCAGCCAATAGTCCAACTCCACCAGCAACTCCAACTAATTCAATATTATTACATACATTACTGATTCCACCTTATACAAAATCTTTAAGTGATGTTGTAGTAACATCAGAAGATCATAGACGATTCACAATGAAAGATATTGGTAGAATCCAAGGTAGAGTTAAAAATCTTGAAAGAGTAACAAGTTTTAATGCATTAGAAATGCAGACAAATATGGAAAACATTAAAGACGCGGACGGATTAGATAGGTTTAAATCAGGATTTGTAACTGATAACTTTAAAGGTCATAAAGTAGGAAATGTTGATCATGTAGATTATAAGATCGGTGTTGATAGAACTATAGGACAATTAAGACCACAACATAATACTAAATTTGTTGATATATCATTAAACGCAAGTAGTTCATCTGGATATACAAAAACAGGTGATTTAATTACATTACCTTTTACAGAATCACCCTATATAACTATTGGTAAAGCTTCAACAACAGAATATGTTAATCCATATGATGTTGTATTATTTAATGGTACAGTAACATTAAGTCCTTCTAAAGATATGTGGTTTGATTCAGAGAGATTACCTTCAGTTAGAAGAACAGTAGAAGGAGATTACGATACTGTATTAAAAGGAATAGGAAATGCTCTAGGAACAGTATGGAATAATTGGCAAACAGATTGGGTCGGAGAACCTACTGCAACCTCAGAAACAACAAGAAGGTGGCTAACTGGAGCTGAAGCTCAAGCTGTATGGGCCGGAGGCCTAGTTGAAATGGGTCCTGAGAGAGGACAGAATAGAAGAGGAAATGGCAGACGAGGTGGACGAGGTAATCGTTGGAACGATTGGGACGAGAGACCGCTTAGATAAGGAATAATAAGATATGGTATGGGAAGTAAAAACAGTTACAAATACAACTACTAATCAAAGACAGATTAGGTCCGGTGTAGAAACTTCTATAGTAGAAGATTTTTCTGAATCAAGAAATGACAGAATTGTATCTACTAACATAGCACAGACTATGAGAAGTAGAGATATTACTGTTACTGGAGAAAACTTTAAACCTAATACAAGATATTATATTTTCTTTGATGGTTTAGATGTTAATTCACACATGACACCTACAGCTACTGCATATGGTATAGGTGGAGCAACAAGTAAAGGAACAGGTTTAAGATCAGATGCTTTAGGTAAGGTATCGGCTACATTTACTATTCCAAATACAGATGAATTAAATTTTGGTACAGGAACAAAGACATTAAAAGTTACAGACAGTTCAGATAATTCAGCTGATTCTCTATCACAAGGAATTAGTCAATACGAAGCTTCAGGAACAATTAATGTTGTACAAGAAGAAATTGTATCAACAAGAGGTGCAAGAGTTGTTCAAACTGAACTTTCAGATTCTAGAATGACAACTTCTGTTGAATCATCAGAAGATGTTAGATATGTTGATCCACTAGCACAATCATTCGTTATAGATACGAGAGGTGGTATATTTGTCACTTCTGTAGAAGTATATTTCGGAGCTAAAGACACAGCACTTCCAGCAACAATTCAATTAAGACACATGGAAAATGGTTTTCCAACACAAAAGATATTACCTTTTGGAGAAAAAGTTTTATATCCTGCATCAATCAATACATCAAGTGATGCTAGTGTATCAACTAAATTCACTTTCCCTTCACCTGTATTTTTAGAAAACAAAAGAGAATTTTGTATAGTAGTAATGTCAAATTCTAATGAATACACTTGTTGGGTATCAGAAATGGGTCAAAGAGATATTACAACAAATGACTTTATAGATCAACAACCATATGCTGGTTCATTGTTTAAATCACAAAATAACTCAACATGGACTCCAGATCAAATGAGAGATTTAAAAATGACTCTCAACAGAGCTTCTTTCACAACAGGAACAGCAGCATCTGTAGTCTTTGAGAATGCAACCTTATCAACTGATAGTTTACAAAATTCTCCTATTGAACCAATCGCAGGAACAAAAACATTTAGAGTTAAACATTATTCACATGGTAATTATGATCAAAATAAATCTAATATTACAATAGCTGGAGTCGTAGGAGATAGAACAGGTTCAGTATTCTCATTTTCAGATGATACAATTACAGGATTATCAGGTTTAACAGCAGATGAACAAGAATTAGCAGCTGTTAATGTTTCAAGTTCTGGAACAGGATTAAAGGCTAAAGTTACTACAACTACAACAGCATCAACTGCTATTGAAATAACAAATGTGGGTCAAGGATATGCAGCGAGTGATACTGTTAAATTTGAAAAAGATAGTGTAGATATTAATGTAACAATAGCTGCTATTAAAGAAACTTTAGGTGGAATACCGATTGAATATATTAATACAACTCACAGTGCTGGAACAAGTGCATCAGGTTCAACATCTGGTGCCAAGATTATGTCAGATATAGATGAATATTTAATTACAATACCAGATGCCACATGGCCAGCCAGAGTAGATGGAACAGCTACAACTCCTAACTATGGAACAGATGCATCTCCACAGATGGTAGAAAATACATCTGGAGGTGGAGAGTCAGTCACAGCTACACAAAATGCATATTTTGACATAATACATACAGCAATACCTAGTATTGAATTACCAAACACAGCAATTACAAGTACCTTTAAAGCATCAAGTGCAACAGCAGCTACTTATTTAGCTAGTCCAACAGATTCTTATGCAAAAGATTCTAGTTCAACAACCATTACATTAAATGATAATAACCAGTTGATTACACCAAAGTTAGTAGCATCTGGAATAAATGAATCAAGTGAAATGGGTAGTGCTAAAAGTTTTGAAGTACTTTGTCAATTAAGTTCTACAGCAAACAATGTTTCTCCTGTATTAGATGTTGATTCATTGGGAGCAATAATGATACAAAACAGAATTAATAAGATAGATTCAACAACAGACATAGAAGCAGGTGCTTATGTATCATCAACAGAATCAAAAGGTGATAGTAACGCAGCAATCTATATGACTAAAAAAGTTCAATTAGAGAATGTAGCTAATGCTATACACATAATGTTTGATGGATACAAAATTCCAAATGCTACAACTGATCCTAGTATAGATGTTTATTATAAAGTAGCAGGAACAGATACAAGTTCACCATTTGATGAATTAGGTTGGAAATTAGGCACAATAAAGAAAGCAGTTCAACCAGATGCATCAGGTTTTAGAGAGCACCTTTATGAAATAGAAGGGTTAGATGATTTTAATACCTTCTCAATTAAAATGGTTTTACAATCTATTGATAGTGCTAATCCACCATTAGTAGAAAACTTTAGAGCAATAGCGTTGAGTACATAATGAGTAAGATAGAAGGACATAGTGATTTAATGAGAGATGATAAGAATTCAGCTATTATCAATAACGATAGAACAGGATTTTTACAAGCACGAAGAGCTAAACAATTAAGAGAGACACAAAAAAGTGAAATAAATACTCTTAAAGATGAAATTAACGAAATTAAAGATTCATTATTACAGATTAACGAGAGAATGAAATGGCAAGAACAGTAGATACAAGCTCAACTTTTGAGAACTGGAGACAGAATTATAACGATCTAGCAAGTGATGTTGGTGGATTAGGTAGTCTAACTACTGCAGATAAATCAAGTGTAGTAAATGCAATTAACTACATCATGGATCAATATTTTTATTTCCAAGACTTTGAATTTGACGGCAGTGATGGAGCTACATCAAATACAGTATTCTCTGGAACAGACAATGCTGGGAATACTTTCGCATATTCAGCGGGTAAATTATTAGTATTTAAAAATGGATTATTGCTTAGATCAGGTACAGACTACACTGCAGTAAATGGAACATCAGTTACATTAGCATCAAGTGCTAATAATGCTGATATTGTTCGTATGAGTGTATTCACAGGTTCGTATGAAAATGTAGGTGCCGCTAGTTCTGCAACATCAAATCAATGGATTTTAGCTGGTTCAACAATTTATAATCAGAATATAGGTGGTGTTGTAATAAATGCAGATTCAACAATCACAACAACTTTAGGTGTAGCAGATTCAATTCAACTTCAAGGTAATACATACGCTAATGGAAGTATTTACCTTAATGCACAAAACGATTTAAGATTTCAAGATTCAGATAGTTCACATTATGCTGCTATACAAGCTCCAGCAACAATATCTGCTAATTACACATTAACACTACCCGCAGATGATGGTACAAGTGGTCAGACATTATCAACCGATGGAAATGGTGTTTTAACATGGTCATCAGCTACAGCAACAGATGTAAATGTAGTAGCAAACAATTCAGCCAATGAAACAGTATATCCTGTCTTTGTAGACGGAGCTACTGGTAGTCAAGGTGTAGAATCAGACACAGGATTAACATATAATCCAAGTTCAGGAACATTAACTTCAACAGTATTTGTCGGAGCATTAACAGGAAATTCTTCAACAGCAACAACATTAGCTAGTAATAGAAATTTCTCACTAACAGGTAATGTTACAGCATCAGCAATAGCATTCAATGGTTCAGGTGCAGTAGCACTTTCAACTACTCTAGCTAATGATGTAGTCAACAGTCAACATTATGTAGACGGAAGTATTGACACAGCTCATATAGCTGATTCACAAATAACACAAGCCAAGATGGCCGCAAATGCTGTAGATGCAGCAGTTATTGTTGACAATTCAGTAGGGGCTGCAGAATTAAATGTATCTGGTAATGGTTCAGCGACTCAAGCATTATTATCTGATGGAGATGGTACTTTCAGTTGGGGATCTAGTGGTCATACAACAGAAGAACTTCAAGATATAATCGGTGCTATGTTCTCAGGTAATACTGAAACAAGAATTAGTGCTACTTATCAAGATGGCGACGGAACAATAGATTTAGTTGTTGATGATATGACAGCTAATACAACTTATAGTGTTGGAGATGGTGGGTTAACACAAAATAACTTTACAAATGCAGATCATTCTAAATTAGATGGTATAGCAGATAATGCAACAGCAAATGTTGGTGATATCACAGGAGTAACAGCAGGAACAGGAATGTCAGGTGGTGGAACATCTGGAACAGTTACACTTAATTGTTCTATAACTAATAATAATCAATTATCGAATGGTGCTGGTTATACAACAAATACAGGTACAACTACAGCATCTAATTCACAAACATTTACAAATAAAACTTGGAACGGTGCATCAATAGCTCAAGGATATTTAACAGGTCAAAGTGGAACAAACACTGGTGACCAAACATCCGTTTCAGGAAGTTCAGGTTCATGTACAGGTCTTTCAGCAACTGCAACAGCACTTGCTACAGCAAGAACGATAGGTGGAACATCCTTTGATGGTACTGCAAATATAGCGGTTGCTTTATCGGCAACTACAACTGCACTTGCGACTTCAAGAACAATTGGTGGAGTTGCGTTTGATGGTACTGCAAACATTACATTGCCGGGTGTTAATTCAGCAGGTAATCAGAATACATCAGGAACAGCAGCTGGACTATCAGGAAGTCCAACAGTTGATCTTAACAACTTAACCTGTGATCAGATTGGTGTAAATGTTGCTGTAAATGGAACTGATGGAAGAATTGATGCTGGAAACGATATTGTAGCATTTAGTTCATCAGATATGACATTAAAAGAAAATATAAACCCAATATCAAATGCATTAGATAAAGTATTATCTTTAGGTGGATATACTTTTGATTGGAAGAAAGAAAGAGAAAAAGAACATGGATATTCAGGTTCAGATATTGGAGTATTAGCACAAGAAGTAGAAGATGTACTTCCAACAGCAGTTAGAGATAATTGTTATGGTAATAAATCAGTAAGGTATGAAAAACTTATTCCATTACTGGTTCAATCAATTAAGGAGCTAAAATCAGAATTAGATGAGTTAAAATCTTCTAATTCATAAATAGTATTAAAGAGAATGGCAGCAGTATCTAATTTTTATATTGATCAGGGAGCAGATTTCTCCACAACTTTGAGTTTGACTGATTCAAATAGTGATATCTTGAATTTAACAGGATATACAGGTTTGGGTCAAATGAGGAAAACTTTTGGGTCAAGTACGATAGCTGCAACATTTACTTTAGCGTTAACAGCGGCCACTGGACAAGTAACTGTAACATTAACGGATGTACAGACTGCAGCTTTAACGAGCGGAAGATATGTTTATGATATTTTATTAACAGATTCTTCCGGAGATAAAACAAGAATTTTAGAAGGACATGCAACAGTAACACCAAGCGTAAGTAGATCATAATGGCGAATATAACAGTAAAAGTAAATCCAGTTACAACAAGTAAAGTTAAACAGATAGCTATAGGTCAAGTTGCTGGTGAAAACTTTGAATTGAATGACCTTAAAAATGTAGATACAACCACAGTAACTCCGAGTGCAGGAGATTGTTTAGTATATGATCCGTCAACATCTAAATACGAAGCTTCTTCTGGAATAGATGGTGGATATTACGGATAGGAAAAAATAAATGTCAACAATAATTCAGATTAAAAGAAATTCCGGAACTACAGCTCCAAGTACGAGTGATTTAGTTATCGGAGAAATGGCTTATGCCTACGATGCATCAAATGATGGAGCATCAGGTAAGTTATACATAGAAGCAGTCAATAGTTCATCGGCTGCAGATATTCACCTTATTGGTGGTAAATACTATACAGATTTATTAGACCATACAAAAGGTACAGTAACAGCAAACAGTGCGATACTAACAGACGGAAGTTCAAAAATTGATGTCTTAAATGTTGACAATACGACAATCAATGGTAATGACATATCTACAACAGATTCAAATGGCAATTTAACACTTACACCTAATGGCACTGGAATGGTTGTCATTAACAAAACAGACGGATTCAAAGTTCCAGTAGGAACAACAGCTCAGAGATTAGGTTCTCCAGCAACAGGACAATTAAGATATAACTCAACAACTTCTCAATTTGAAGGATACGCAGCTTCTTCATGGGGATCACTAGGTGGAGTTATTGATGTTGACCAAGACACAAAAATTACAGCAGAAAGTGCAGCAGGACAAGACGAAGATGTTCTAACTTTCTTCACATCAGGTACAGCTCAAGTAGTTATAGCAGACGGAGCATTAAAACCTGTCACAGATAACGACATTGACTTAGGAACAAGTTCATTAGAATTCAAAGATGCTTTCTTTGATGGAACAGTTACTTCTGATGCCTTTGCCGGACCATTAACAGGTAATGTAGCCGGTGATCTTACAGGAACAGTTATAACAGCTGCTCAAGGAAATATAACAAGTTTAGGTACACTAACATCATTAACAGTTGATGATGTAGCAATAAATGGAAAAGTTGTCACCATGACTGGCTCTAGTGGTGATACAGCTACATTAACAGTAGGTACTAACGGAACATTAGATATAACAACAGTTGATACAGCAGCTGCTGCAGCCAACATGACACTTACTGCAGACGGAACTTTTGAAGCAGTTGGTTCTACAATAACATTAGATTCAGGTGGAGCTATTAATTTAGAACCCGCATCTGGATCAGCAATCTTATTAGACGGAACAATTAGTGTAGACGCGGGTGTAGTAACAGGTGCTACAAGTATTACATCAACAGCATTCGTAGGAACATTAAGTACAGCAGCTCAAGGAAATGTAACAAGTTTAGGTACTTTATCAGCATTAACAGTTGATGATGTCGCGATAGACGGTAAAGTAATTACCATGACTGGTTCTACTAGTGATACAGCAGTAATGACTGTAGGTACCAATGGTACATTAAGTATCGTCACAACAGACGATGCAGCTGCCGCGGCCAATATTCAAATAACAGCTGATGGTACAGTAGATATTGACTCAGCAGGAGCCTTAACTTTAGACTCTGGAGCAGCAATCAATCTTGAGCCCGCAGCCGGATCGGCAATCTTATTAGATGGTACGATTAGTGTAGACGCTGGAGTAGTCACAGGGGCAACTTCAATTACATCTACAGCATTTGTAGGAGCTTTAACAGGTAATGTAACAGGTAATGCTTCAGGAACAGCTTTAACTGTAACTCAAGCAGCACAATCAGCAATAACAAGTCTTGGTACATTAACTATTCTAAATGTAGACAATCTTAGATTAGATGCTAATGCTATAACCTCTACTAATTCTAATGGCGACATTAGTATTAATCCTAATGGAACAGGTAATGTAGCAATAGGTTCTGATACACTTTCAGTCACAGGAGCAGATGGAGAATCAGCTTCTTTATTCTTAATAGCAGATAATTCAGATGATGCTTCAGATGATTGGTCAGTAGTAGCTAATACAGGTGGAACATTAACAATAGGTAATGACATTGCATCAGCTGGTACACAAGTAGCTCATGTTACTATCACGCCACATGCAACAGTAGCTAGTTCAACATTCGCATTAGCGGGTGCATTAACAGTAGCCGGAGCAACAACATTCTCAGGTGCAGTGGACATGGGTTCACAAGCAACTACTAATGTTAATATAGATTCAGGTGCGATTGACGGAGTTACATTAGGAACAAACAGTGCTATTACTAATGCACAAATTGATAATATAAACATTAATGGTAATACAGTATCATCTACAGATTCAAATGGAAATGTTATATTAGCACCAAATGGAACAGGAAATGTAGTAGCTAATACAGATACATTATCCATTTCAGCAACAGAAGGTGAAGCAGCAAGTATTCTTCTTCAAACAGATGAAGGTGATGATAATGGAGATGACTGGACAATCAGTAATTCTACTGCCAATGTTCTTTCATTTACTAACGATGCATCAGGTTCAGCAGTATCACATTTTCAAATTACACCAAATTCAACAGTAGCTAGTTCAACAGCAGCTTTCCCAGGTCATGTTACAGTAGCAGGTAATTTAACAATTACAGGTGCTACAACTACAACATCATCAACAAATACAACTATAGCTGATAAATTAGTTGAATTAGGAACAGGTTCTTCTGGTTCAGCATCAGGAGATGTAGGTCATATCTTTGAAAGAGGAGATGATGCTAATGTATTTATCGGTTGGGACGAATCAGCTGACACATTCATAGCAGCTACAGGAACATTTACTGGTTCAACAACAGGTAATTTATCATTAGCAGGATATGCAGCAGCCAAGTTCGGTTCACTAACATTAACAACTGATTTAGCAGTAGCCGAAGGTGGAACAGGAGCATCATCATTTACTGATAATGGTATCATGTTTGGTAATGGTGCAAGTGCGTTATCAGTTACAGCAGCACCTGGAAGTTCTCCAGAAACCGCATCATATCAAATTCTTACAGCCAATTCAAGTGGCGTTCCTAAATGGACAACAACTATAGACGGTGGTACATACTAACTGTTATAAATAGTATTATACGAAAAGAGTTATATAACTCTAATTAACATATATAAAGACTCTATATAGAGTTAAGTGATTGAACATAGTCTAAATAGGCAGGAACAATGGCAACAAATATCCAATTAAAACGCTCCGCTTCAGCTGGAGCAGCACCAGGTACAGGTGATCTTGAATTAGGAGAGTTAGCACTCAATACCTACGACGGAAAAATGTACATGAAGAAAACCGTTTCAGGTACTTCATCAATCGTAGAACTCTCAGGAACACAAGCAGCAACATCATCAGCATTTGCTCACACAACATACAAATTCGTAGCTTCAGGTAGTACAACTACATTCACAGGTTCAGACGCTGATAGTCAAACATTAGCATATACAGCTGGACAAATTCAAGTATTTTTAAATGGTGTCTTATTAGATGTCGCAGATTATACTGCATCTAATGGAACTTCTGTAGTATTAGGATCAGCGACAGGTTCAGGTTCTATACTTCTTGTTACATCTTTTGAAGGAACAAATCCTTTTGATTATTTCAAATACACAGCATCAAATGCTCAAACATCATTCTCTGGAAATGACGCGAATTCAGAAAGTTTAATTTATACAGTAGGAAATATACAAGTATATCTTAATGGTGTATTGTTAGATGCATCGGACTACACAGCTACGAATGGAACTGCAGTAGTTCTAGGTTCAGGAGCAGCATCAGGTGATATTTTAACTATTTGGGAGTTCAATGAAACAGCTCTTACACAATTATCTGCAGATACTTCTCCACAACTAGCTGGTGATTTAGATGTAGTTACTTACGATATAGTATCAACATCTAATAGAGACATTGATATTGTTCCACATGGAACAGGAGATGTAACTCTACAAACAGACACAGTTACATTAGGTTCTAGTGGAGAAAATGTAACAGTATCAACAAGTGGTACAGGAGATTTAACTCTTAACACAAATAGTGGTTCAAGTTCAGGTTCTATAGCAATAGCTGACGGAGCAAATGCTAACATAACATTGACACCAAATGGTTCAGGAAAAATTGTTTTAGATAATCATTCATGGCCTAATTCAGATGGTTCAGCTGATCAAGTTTTAGTTACAAATGGTTCAGGTGTTTTATCTTTCTCAACAATCAGTTCAGATTCAATTACAGATGCTGATGGTAATACTAAAATTCAAGTAGAAGAAAGTTCAGATGAGAATATCATACGATTTGATATTGCTGGTACAGAACAAATAGTATTAGCAGATGGTGTATTAAAACCCACAACAGACAACGATATAGATTTAGGAACATCATCTTTAGAATTTAAAGATGCTTTCTTTGACGGCACAGTAACTTCCGATGCTTTCGCAGGACCATTAACAGGAGATGTAATAGGAGATGTAACAGGAAATGTTACAGGTAATACTTCTGGAACAGCCGCTACAGTAACTACAGCAGCACAAACAAACATTACTTCATTAGGTTCATTAACTGGATTAGATGTTAATGGTGCAGTAACTATAAACGATAATCTTTCACTAGATGGAAGTAATAAAGAATTAAGATTTTATGAAGGAGCTAACTATGTAGGATTTGAAGCACCAGCTTTAAGTGCTGATCAAATTTGGGTTCTTCCAACAGCTGATGGTTCAGCTAATCAAACATTAAAGACAGATGGTTCAGGAACTTTATCTTGGGCAACAGCGGCATCAGCTGTCTCAAACTTAACAGATGTAACATTAACTTCAATAACAAGTGGAGATATGTTAAGATATAATGGTTCTGCTTGGGTTAATCAAGCCACAGCAGCCTATCCAGTTCTTAATACAATGACTGGAGATAATTCAGACACAACTTTAACATTAACAAGAGCTCCATTACATGAGAACGCGGTTCAAGTATATTGGGACGGAGTATATCAACATAAAGATAATTGGGCAGTAAGTGGAACAACTCTTACATTTGCTACTGCACCACCAACAGGTGTTAAAGTAGAAGCTGTTACAGGATCACAAACAAATATGTTGTATGGACATGATGTAACTGTTGATAAAATGACTGGAGATAATTCAGACACAACATTAACATTAAGTGTAACACCTTCAAACGAAAATCACACAAACATATTTTTTGATGGTGTTTATCAGAGTAAAGACAATTATACTGTAAGTGGAACAACTGTTACTTTCTCTACAGCACCCCCAACAGGTGTTTTAGTTGAAGCAATGTCTAATCAGGCTGTAGCAGTTGGAACAGCTACAGGTATAGCAGCTTCAGCAGTAACAGGATTAACAGAAGTTACGGCAGCAGATGCAGACCATGTAATGATATATGATGCATCAGGTTCAGCATTAAAGAAATCTTTAGTATCAGATTTAGTTCAAACAAGTGAAGAAATAGCTGATATTGTAGGAGCTATGGTTTCTTCAAACACAGAAAGCGGAATTACAGTAGCATATCAAGACGGAGATAATACTCTAGACTTTACAGTTGGAACACTTAACCAAGACACAACAGGCCTTGCGGGAACAGCTACAGCGTTAGCGACTGCAAGAACTATTGGTGGAACATCTTTTGATGGAACTGCGAATATAGCAGTGGCCACAGCTACAGAAGGAACAAATGTTACAGTTAGTGCCAATAACTCTACAGACGAAACAGTTTATCCAACTTTTGTAGATGGAGCAACAGGTACACAAGGAATAGAAACAGACACAGGATTAACATATAATCCAAGCACAGGTGTAATAACAGCTACACAATTTACAGGAAATGTGACAGGAAATGTCACAGGAAACGCTTCAGGTACTGCAGCTACAGTAACTACAGCAGCACAAACAAACATAACAAGTTTAGGCACTCTTACAGGATTAACAGGTGGAACAGGTGATTTTAATTGGGATTCAAATACTTTAGTAGTTGATTCTTCAGCAAGTATGGTTGGTATAGGAACTTCAAGTCCTGGTGGGTTATTAGAAACTTATAATGGTACTGATAATACTAAACATTGGAGAATACACAGACCAGGAACAGCAGAATTTGGAATAGGTGTTGCAGGTAGTTATTTACATATATCAGATAGTTCTTCAATGCCTAGTGGTTCTTCAAAAGGAATTTATATGAAGTTTAATACTGGAGAAGTTGGAATAGGAGTGCCTGTTCCAACAACACATTTTTCAGTAGCTAAATCAGCAAATATAACACAAGTAGCTTTAACATCAAGTTCAGCCGCAGTAGCTTGGGATGCAAAGGCGGCGGCTAACGCTTATCATCTAACAACAGAAAATACAACCTTCTCAGCACCTTCAAATGCTGTAGAAGGAGCAATCATATCAGTAGAGATAGCACAAGGTGGAACAGCAAGAACAATAGCGTGGAATACAGTCTTTGAGTTCGCAGCATCAACAGCACCAACTATAACTGCGACAGCAAGTAAAACAGACATACTTTCATTTAGATATAATGGTTCTGTTTGGCAAGAGATAGGTAGAGTCCAAAATATGGCTCAAACTTAATAGGTGATTAAATTATGGCGTTTTTAGATAGAGCAGCGAATAGAGGTAGTATATCTACAGGATCTTATCAGATTGATTATTCTTTGAAACTAGAAGCTGATAATTCTGAATATTTAGGAACTGGTAATATTTCCACTACTCCAACTGATGCAAAAATAGGAACATATTCTTGTTGGGTAAAAAGAACTGAACTAGGTACAAACTATCTTTTTGTAACTGGTAATTCAGCTAGATACTCTAGAATCTTTTTTAATTCTGATGATAAAATACAGTTATACGCAGGAGACAGTAGTTGGAATAGTGTACAACCTATAACTAATGCTGTTTATAGAGATACAGCAGCTTGGTATCATATCGTATTAAGAATTGACACAACAGATGGAACAGCTGCGAATAGATTAAGATTATATGTAAATGGAGTTGAGCAAACTTGGGGAACTGCTCCTAATATTAATCAAAATGCTACTCCAACATTACTAGAGGCTTTTGGTAGTCCTGGTTATCATGCATGGGGAAGAGCTTTAACTCCAAATTGGTCAACAAATGATTACTTTAGTGGTTATTTAGCAGAAGTACATTATGTAGATGGACAAAGTTTAGCACCAACAGAATTTGGTGAGTTTGATAGTGACAGTGGTATTTGGAAACCAATAGAATACGAAGGTACTTATGGAACTGTTGGCTATTATCTGGATTTTGCAGATGCCGATAATCTTGGAGATAATGAGTCAGGCACAAGCCTTCCTGATTTTACTGAAAACAACATAGCTGCTATCGATCAATCTACAGATACACCTACTAATAATTTTTGTACTCTTAGTCCTCTGTGGAACTTTACAAATAATCCTACTATAACTGAGGGTGGTACTAAATCGGCTCCTTCAAATGCTTGGAGTGGTGCTAAAGCTACTATGGGTTTATCTTCTGGTAAATGGTATTGGGAATGGAAAGCATCTTCTCAAGGTAACTATATGGGTGTTCAAACAGACGGAGAAGATAATATTCATAGCGGTAATGCACAAAATAATCAAATGGGAGCTTTCTTTGTTCATGACGGAGAATTTAAAATTTATGATGCTGATTCAACTAGTGGTAGAAATGATGTTGATATTGATTACGCAGCATTTAATTCAGCTCATATCTTCGCGTGTGCATTAGATATGGATAATAACAGAATATCTTTTTATCAAAACGGAACTATAATTCCAGACAGTGCTGGTGGAAGAGCGAATGCTCCCGGAAACTATGATTTAGATGGATTATCTGATAAAACAGTTTTTCCAACAGCTGCTCAATATGATGTAACTTTTGAATGGAACTTTGGTGGTTGTACGGCCTTTTCAATATCAAGTGCTCAATCAGACGAGAATGGATATGGTACTTTCGAACATGCTCCACCCAGTGGTTATTTAGCTATTTGTACAAAGAATTTAGCGGAGAACGGAGGATAAGATGGCTAATTATACAGCAGTAGACGATTCATCAGCACATTTTCAAGCCACTACTTATACGGGTACTGGTACAAGTACAACTGTAACTAATGGTGGTAATTCAGATTTAAAACCAGATTTTCTTTGGATTAAAAACAGAGGTGCTGGTTATGGTTCTATGGTATTAAATTCTAGTGTAGGTATAAGTTATGCTCAAACTACAGATTTTAAAAATGCTAATGCTAATCCACCTTATATGGAATCTTCTAGTAATGCTGCTGAAAACAACAATCAGAAATGGATTGATACTGTAAACACAGATGGATTTACTTCTGGAGTATCAGAACATAGCCATTCAAATTCTGGTTCTACTTTTATAGCATGGCAGTGGAAAATGAATGGTGGTACAACATCTACTAATTCAGATGGAGATATTGATACAAAAGTACAAGTAAATGCAGCTGCTGGTCAGAGTATTGTAACTTATTCACCACCAAATGATACTGCACGAACTATAGGTCATGGTTTAGGAGCAGTTCCTAAATTAATTATAATAAGAGCTAGAAATAGAGTTGAAGATTGGCATTGGTTTCATTATTCAGCTGGCACTGGTGGTTGGAGAGGAAATCATGCAGAAGCACACAATGATAATACAGTATTAGGAGATACTTTACCAACTTCAAGTGTTTATAAATTAGGAACGGATTGGAGAATGAACGGAGCATATAATTATGTTGGACATTTCTTTGCTGATGTTCAAGGTTATAGTAAATTTGGAGCATACTATGGTAATGGTCAATATGATGGAACTTTTGTTTATACTGGTTTTAAACCCGCTTTAATAATACTTAAAGAAGAAGCTGGAACAGAACCATGGTTAATGTATGACACAGCAAGAAATCCATTTAATATAACAGATAAAAAATTAGGTCCTGCTCATGTAAGTGCTGAAAATGCTGTACCAGGAGGCGGAGACGCTGGGTATAATATGATTGATATATTGGGTAATGGTTTTAAATGTAGATCAAATAGTGGTGCAGCAAACGGTAGTGGAACAAGATATTGTTATGCCGCGTGGGCTGAAAACTCTTTAGTAACATCAGGTGGAACTCCTGGAACCGCAAGATAATAGGAGAAAAATTATGTGGGCAAAAGTAGAATCGGGTAGTGTAACAGAAATTTATACACGCCCAAAACAATTAACAATAGGAGATGTTCAATATCCTAAAAATATTTTTCAACTCTGGAGTAGTTCAGAATTAGAAGCTATTGGGATTTATGAAATCACTATAAACAGTACGAATTTAAAAGATCAAGAGTATTATAATAATACAGGTATAACATATACATATGCTAGTGGTGCAGTGACAGGAGCTTATAATACAGCAACAGCTAAATCATTAACAGATACAAGTGAAACAGTTGATGGTGTAACGACAACTGTATTAGGACTTAAAAGTGTTCATAAAAATAATATCAATTCAAAAGCTAGTGTTTTATTAACAAAACACGATTGGATGTCAATTAGAGAAGCAGAAGGTGGAACAGACATGCCAAGTAATATTAAAACTTGGAGAGCTGGTTTAAGAACAAAAGCTAACTCTATGTGTACAGCTGTAGATAACGCAGCGAATGTCGATGCTTTAGCAGCTTTGTATGTTTATAATTCAGATGATCCACCTACAAGACCTTTAGGTGAATTTCCGTCTGAACCAAGTTAAAAGACATAAATAACTATATGGAATTTGATAGTCATATCATATGGAACATAATACTAACATTAGTAATTGCTCCACTTGCTTGGTGGGTTCGTACCACCCATGATGAAATGCGAAGGCAGGATATATTATTAAACAAAACTAGAGAAGAAATAGCTAGAGATTATGTTTCAAAACGAGAACTAGAACAAGATTTAGGGCGTATTTTAAACGCCATTCAGAAATTAGACGAAAAATTAGACCGAATTCAAGAAGCTGCCGTAAAAGAATATAGACTTTAGTATTTCTATTTTATATAAATAGTAGTAACGAGGAAATAATTTATGGCAACACCTACAACAAAAGCAACACTTTTATCATACTGTAAACGCCAATTAGGTTATCCAGTTGTGGAAATCAATGTAGATGATGACCAAGCTGATGATATATTGGATGATGCATTACAGTATTTTGCAGAATACCATTATGATGGTTCTATCAGAGCGTATTTCAAACATCAAGTTACACAAGCAGAAATAGATATTCAAAGAGCGAATGCTAATGTGGTATCATCTTCAAGTGGTGGTTCTGACAGTGGAGCAACTACATGGCAAGAAGGAACTAATTACATTGAGTTGCCTGAATCAATCATGTCTGTCATTAAAATCTTTACAATGTCTGATAATACTACAAACAATATGTTTGATTTAAGGTATCAATTAAGATTAAACGATTTATATGATTTAACATCTACATCTATTTTGTATTATGAAATGGTACAACAACATTTAGGAATGTTAGATGATATACTTGTAGGACAACCGTTCATGCGACACAGTAAACACGGAAACAGATTATATATTGATATGGATTGGGAATCGCGTATCAATAAAAATGAATATATTGTAATAGAATGTATTAGAAAACAAGACCCAACTACATATACAGATATTTACAATGATGTATGGTTAAAGAAATACTGTACAGCTAAATTAAAATTACAATGGGGTCAGAATTTAATTAAATTTGATGGAATTCAAATGCCAGGTGGAGTTACACTTAATGGAAGGCAACTAGTTGATGATGCTAAAGAAGAAATTAGAGAATTAGAAGAAGAAGTCAGATTAGGATTTGAATTACCAGCACTAGATATAATAGGATAAGATATGGCAATAACGAAACCAACTAGAAATATGTTGAGTACAGGAGTTTCAGACTCTAGTGATAGTACATTCTTAACAGCTGACAGTTCAGAGAATGCTACATTCGCTGGTAATCTAATAGTAACAGGAAATTTAACTGTATCAGGAACACAAACAGTTGTTTCATCAACAGTAGAAACACATGCTGACCCATTAATCGAACTTAACACAGGAGCAGGTTCTAATTCTAATGATTTAGGATTTGTATTCGAAAGAGGTTCGACAGGAGACAATGCTGCTCTTATTTGGGACGAATCAGCTGATGTATTTGTAGTAGGAACAACTACAGCAACAGGAACTTCAACAGGTAATATGTCAATAACTGCGACAGGATTTACTGCCGCGGCTATAACAGGAACAACAGGAACATTTAGTGGTGAAGTTTCAGCAGGAACATTAGACATTGGTGGTACAAATATAACAAGTACTGCAGCAGAGATAAATTTACTAGATGCATTAGATAGAGGTTCTATTCTTTATGGTAATGCTAGTGGAGTAACAACTGTTTTAGGACAAGGTTCAGCTGATCAAGTATTAACATCAGATGGAACAGATATAAGTTGGGAAGATGCAGGTGGAGTATCATCACTTGATGGTTTATCAGATGCTGTATCAGGCATAAGTAATTTTACAAGATCATTAATTCTAGGACATCAATCTACAGGAACATTAAGTAGTGCAACTGATAATGTTGGGGTAGGTAATGCTGTTTTTGCGAGTTTAACATCAGGTATTAATAGTGTTGCTATTGGTTCATTGGCTTTAGATGCTCAGACCGGACCAGGCTATAATACAGCTGTTGGTTATGCTGCTTTATCAACAATTAGTAGTGGATATAATTGCGTAGCTGTTGGTAGTACAGCAGGTCAATTAAATACGGCAAATAATCTTGTGGCTATTGGAGCTAATTGTTTAGATGCTAATAGTTCAGGGGCGGAGAACACAGCTGTTGGCTCTCATGCTCTAACTGTAAATCAAACAGGTGGAAATCTAGTAGCAATTGGTTACATGGCTTTAGGTGCTAATACAGCCAGTAGTAACACAGCAGTAGGTACGAATGCTTTAGCAGCAAATATTGGAGGTACACCAAATACTGCAATAGGAATGAATTCTATGCAGGCAAACACTACAGGCACTAACAACACAGCTTTGGGTTATGGGTCTATGTATACTCAAACAAATGGTAATCGTAATACGGCTGTGGGTGATGGAGCATTGTACTGGAATCAATCAGGAAGTTGGAATGTGGCAATTGGTAGTCTTGCACTACAGCAAAACACCACAGGTAATTACAATACTGCAGTTGGTTACGAAACCATGGATGCAAATACCGAAGCACATAATAACACCGCAGTTGGTTATGCAGCTTTAGGAGCATGCAGCACAGGTGAAAATAATGTCGCGATTGGTTACCAAGCAATGGATGCTTGTCAAGATGGCGGTGCTAATGTTGGTATAGGTAAAGATGCTCTTGGTGATTTAACATCAGGAAGTGAAAATGTTGGTGTAGGTTGGACTGCAGGTGGTGATATTACTTCTGCTAGATTCTGTACTGCTGTAGGTAGACAGGCATTAAGAATGAATGAAACAACCGAATATTTAACAGCAGTTGGGTACTCAGCAATGCGAAGTACCACAGGAGCAAATAATACAGCTTTTGGTTCTCATGCACTTTATGCCAATACCACAGGAACAGAAAATACTGCAGTGGGTAAAGGTGCTATGCAGAATAATGAATCTGGTTCTTTTAATACGGCTGTTGGTTGGAGTGCTATGAGTGGGACCAACGCAGGTCATGCACGAAATGTTGCAGTGGGTTATCAAGCTTTAAATGGTATGACTAATGGATCATATAATGTTGGAATTGGTATGACTGCAGGATCAAGTTTAACGACAGGTGCAAGGAATGTTATACTAGGATATGGTGCTCAAGCATCAGCGGTAGGTTCAAATGACCAAATAGTTTTAGGTAAAGATGTAACAGGTGGTGGTAATTCAACTTTTGTTTTTGGTAGTGGTGGTTATGATACAAAATGTGATTTTAACTCTACTACATGGTCTAACCCCTCTGATATTAGATTAAAAGAAGATATACAAGATGAAGTAATTGGATTAGATTTTATTAATGAATTAAGACCTGTCACTTTCCTTTGGAAAAAAGAAAAAGACATACCAGAAACATTTAAAGCTTATAAAGAAGGCTCTGAAGAAAGAGGTGCAAATGGTAAATATAATCATGGTTTTATTGCTCAAGAAGTTAAAGAAGTAATAGACAAATATTCCTTTAAAGAAGGATTTGGTTTGTGGAGCGAAGATGAATCTGATGGAAAACAAAGAGTTGGAGAAACAGCTTTATTGCCTATGATGGTTAAAGCACTACAAGAATTAAGTCAAGATTTAGCAAATAGAAATCAAGAAATATCAGATTTAGAACAAAGAATACATGACATAGAGCAGAGGTTAATTTAATGGCATATACAAAAGTAACAGGCGGTTTAATAGGTTCAATAAGTGATTTGGACTTGACTAATGTAGGGGATATTGAATTAGACTCTATTACAGGTGATGGTGATACAAACACATCAATCACATTTAGTGGTTCAGATGTAATCACTATAGCAACAGGTGGATCTGGTAGATTAACAATAGGTGACGGAGCAATGTCTCCTGTCACAGACAATCAAATAGATTTAGGTACAAGTTCATTAAAGTACAAAGATGGATATATTGATGGAACTTTACATACTGATGCTATTAATTTAAATGGTACTGCATTAACAGCAGATGGAACAGAATTAAATTATGTTGATGGAGTAACATCAGCAATACAAACACAAATGGACACAAAGGCGTCCACAGCAAAATCTTGGGCCATGGCTACGGTTTTTGGATAAAATTAGGAGAAATATAAAATGGTAACACCAAATATAATAAGTACAGCGACAGTTAATGCATTTTGTGTTAATGGAGCAGTTACAACATCTAATCAAGATATTGTAGATGTAGCTGACGAATATGTTTACAAAATTAATACTATTATCATAGCAAATATAGATGGAACAAATGCAGCCACAGTAACGGTAAGTATAAGCACAGATAATGGTTCAAATTATCATGCTATAGCAAGTACTGTTTCTGTACCAGCAGATGCAACATTAGTAGTAATAGATAAGAATAGTGCATTATATTTAGACGAAACTGACTTATTAAGAGTAGTGGGATCAGCAAATAGTGATCTTACATATACAGTTTCAGGCGAAAAAATAACTGATTAATAAAGGAACATAACATGGCACACTTTGCAGAACTTAATTCAAGCAACGAAGTATTACGAGTAATCGTAGTATCTAATGATGATGTAGATGCTAATGGTGGTGATCAACATGCTGATGCAGAGACTTTTGTTACAACTATTGTTCCTTATGGAACAGGTGGAGTAGCTTGGAAACAATGTTCTTATAATAATAGTTTTAGAAAACAATATGCAGGCATTGGGTATACTTACGATTCATCAAAGAATAAATTTATAGCTCCCAAGCCATACGCATCATGGACTTTAAATAGTAGTAGTGATTGGGAAGCACCAGTCGATAAGCCTGATGATGGTAAAATATATGATTGGAACGAAACAGACAGACAATGGGACGAGGTAACTAATGGCTAGTTTAAATGGCGGAATAATAGGTAAATATAATGTACCAGTGGATAATGGTCAAGCTGAGGTCATAACTACATTTAATTCAAGTGGTACTCTTACAACAGCCGCACAAACAACCTCACTTGAATATTTAGTTATTGCTGGTGGCGGTGGTGGAGGAAGTACTGTTTCTGGTGGAGGCGGAGCAGGAGGATATAGGACAGCTAGTGGTTTCTCTGTTTCAGCATCAACAGATTACTCAATTACTGTAGGTGCAGGCGGAGTTGGAAGTGCTGCAGGAAATAGTTCTTCAATGAATGGTTCAAATTCAGTTTTTTCTACAGTAACTTCTACAGGTGGTGGATATGGATCAGGGTTTCAAGGTGGAGGTGCTGATGGTGGCTCTGGCGGTGGTGTTGGTGGTAGAAATGGTTACGCAAACACTTTAGGAGGCGGTGCTGCATCACCTTCTGGTCAAGGTAATGCTGGCGGCGGTCGAGGTGGCGGTGGAGCTAACGCACTTGGCGGTGGCGGCGGCGGAGGTGGTGCTGGTGCAGCTGGTGGTCATAGCAGGAATGAAATGAGTTCTAATGATTATAAAGATGGTGGTCACGGAGGTGCTGGTTTAGCTTCTTCAATCACAGGTTCATCTGTAACAAGAGCAGGTGGAGGCGGTGGCGGTGGCGATAGTAATGGTTTAAGCGGAGATCCTGGAACTGGCGGTGGTGGTCAGGGTGGCGGTTCAGATATTGGTACAGATACAGCAGGAACTGCAAACACAGGTGGCGGTGGTGGAGGCTGTCGTTCAGCTGACGCAGCTGGCAGTGCTGGTGGTTCTGGAGTAGTTATCATTAAACAACCCGCAATAGTTGATATACAAAACACTTCTGGTGTGTGGACTATGAACGCTGTTTATAATGCTAGAGTAGGAGACAACTGGACTTCATAAGGAAAATAATATGACAACAAGAAATAGAGAATTAGCTGGAATAATAGACGATAGTGGCAACATAATTGCCGGTGGTAATCTTACTGTATCTGGAACAACAACAACTGTTTCATCAACAGTAGAAACACACGCAGACCCTTTAATAGAACTCAATACGGGTGCTGGTTCAAATTCAAATGATTTAGGATTTGTATTTGAACGAGGATCAACAGGAGATAATGCTTGTTTAATATGGGACGAATCAAATGATGTATTTGCAGTAGGAACAACTACAGCAACTGGTACATCAACAGGTAATATGTCATTCACAGCTGCTGGCCTTACTGCTGCAGTAGGAACATTTAGTTCATTAGATATATCAGGTAATGCTGATATTGACGGAACTTTAGAAGCTGATGTAATTACAGTAGATGGTACAGCATTAAATGAATATATAGCAGACACAGTTGGAGCTATGGTAGGTTCTAACACAGAGACAAATATTGCAGTTACTTACGAAGATGGAGATAATACTCTAGACTTTGTAATAGGAACATTAAATCAAGACACAACAGGAACAGCAGACAATATTACAATAACTGCAAATAACTCTACAGACGAAACAGTATATCCGATCTTTGTTGACGGAACTTCTGGTTCACAAGGTGCAGAAAGTGATTCAGGATTAACATATAATCCTTCAAGTGGTTTATTAACTATTGCAGGTGAACTAGATGCTGGAAGTTTAGATATATCAGGTAACGCAGATATAGACGGAACTTTAGAAACAGATAATTTAACAGTCGGTGGTGCACAAGGTTCTGACGGACAAGTATTAACTTCTACAGGAAGTGGAGTTGCTTGGGAAGATGCAGCAAGTAGTACAGCTAATGTAACCTTTACTGGATTAACAAAATTTGATCAATATGGTAGTGCAGCAGGTCATGGAAGAATTGAGTTTGGGAATAGTGGAGAACCTTATATTCAGGGTATTGACACAGGCAATGGTGGTTCTGGAGCTTATTTAAAATTTGGTATTAATGCAACTGATGTAATTTATATTAAGAATGATTTTAATGTTGGTATAGGAACTAATGCTCCAGTAGCAAAATTAGATATTGCAACTGCAGGTTCAACAGCAAAACCTTTAGCTATTAGAATTACAAATGCTGCTGCTACTAACTATGCTTGGGAAATATGGCGAGATAATACAGATGGAGATTTAAGATTTGGGGAAGAATTAGCTGGTACTGATACTACTAGAGTTACATTTGAATCAGGTGGACAAGTAGGTATAGGAACTACGAGTCCTGATGCTAGATTAGACATAGAAGGAATGGCAGCAGGAGAACAAGCATTATTAATCACCTCTCCAAGAAATGATGCTCTTTCAAATGGTCTTGCACGAATTAATATAACTGATGTTAATTGTCCATTTCACGGGTTACAGATTGATCATGCTGGAACAGGGAGTGCTCTTTATGTTAATGGAACAATAACAATTCCTAATTATGAGTCTGGTGGTGGACAAGGTACTGCAGGTACTATATCCCATAAAACCAACAACTATATGTATATAACAGGTGGAGCTGAAGCATTAGTATTAGGGGGTGCAACTGCATCTGAAAGTGGTCGTGGGACAATCAGAATTCCTGAAGGCAACAATGATATGGACTTTAGTATATCTGGTTTAGTTAGATTTAAGGTTAGATATGATTATGTAGATGTTGGTGGTACTACTGTAGATTATGGAAGATTAAATATAAAATCATCAGGTGCTTCACACATCAGAATGTGGGACGCAGGTTCAGGTAATACAATTCAACTACATACTCATAGTGTCAATCTAAGAATGGTTGATGTGCCTAATAACGACCCTTGTATTCAGTTTGAAGCTGATGGAGATATTGATATTGATGGTTCGTACTTAACAGGTGGTTTTGACTATGCTGAGTATTTTGAATCAACAGATGGAACAGCTATACCAGTAGGTACAACTGTTGTTCTGGTAAATGAAAAAGT